GCTCTCTGTCTATGTGATACTCGTCGCGATCCTCCTCCACGCCCGCAGATTTTCCTGAGAACTCTTTGAAAGCATCCTCAAATTCGCTGTCGTCTTGATCGTTGGTGATGGCATCACCATCCTGCGGCTTCTTAAGCGGCTGGTCTGTCATTTAGCGGTTCTCCCGAACGGCTGGGTTGTGCCCTGGTGGGCAGGTCGGGGGATTAGCCCCGGCTGATGGCTTCTTTCTCACTCAGAACCTGGCGTAGCAAATAGCCCTCCAGCTGCCAGATCTTGTTGCGGGCGTTGTCGTAAGCGATCTTGCGCCCCATATCTTCATTGAAGTTGGCCGGGTCCGCACAGGCTGACTCGCCAATGACCGTAAAGCCGTTTCGCAGCTGCAGGCAGGCCACGGTCACGGTGGTACCGGGGAATACGTGGTACTGGCAGCCTACGATGGTGTTATCGATGGCGTCCGGTGTCATGCGAGGCGCATTCAGCCCCTTGTCCTGTATTTCCTGTTCTACTTCGGCTTCGTTGCGATCCATGATGGTCTTCCTCTGCGGGCTCATGGCGGGTTGTCAGTAATCGGTGTTCGGCAATTTGTCCGGCTCCGGGCTTATCTCAGTCTCCGGCTCTTCTTTGGAGTAAGCGATAAGGTCGTCAACCAGCTCGATCTTCCCTCGCAACTTGTCGTCGTTGCGTGTTCCGTTGATCAGGGAAGACAGGCAATCGCTGCGGATAACTTGCAATCGCAGCTCAATGGCGCGCCAGGTGTCGGAGTGTCGATCGATCTTATCCATAGCTGTCAAATCCCTGGCTCATGTTCTCGCGTCGCGCGGCTCGCTCGTTCTGGCTGTCGGCAAGCTCCGCAGCCTTGGCGTCTCGCTGGGTGGCCAGGCTGGCAGCGGTTTCCTGCATCTTGGCCTCCAGGCTCTGCGAGTGCATTCCGATCTTGGCCTCAAGCTGTGCCATGGTGATCCCTTCCTTGTAGGCCAACTCCATCCGGTCCTTTTCCTGGCGGGTCTGCAGCTCGGCGGCCTTGTACTGCTGCTCCCACTGCTGCTGCTGGGCCTTCATCTTCAGCTCTTGCTCTCGCAGCTGCAGCTCCTTCATCTTGATTTGGCCCTCTGGCGGCGGCCCTTCCTGCTCGTTCTCGGACTTCTGTTCAAGCTCGTCGTCGGTGTAGGCCACGCTTTCGACGGGAATCTGAAGGGTGCGCAAAATCTCTCGGTACAGGCCGCTCCACTTGGTCATCTTGGCGAATAACGGGTTGTTGGCGGCGACCTGGGACAGCATCATCAGCTTTTCCTGCTGCTCCTCGCGGGCAACCAGGACCGACGTACCTTTCGCTACGATATCGAAATCACCCTTAATTTCCGGGCGATCGGTATACATCATGTGGTAGTCGTAGAAGCGCTTTACCGTGGGAGTGGTCACGCCGTCGTCAAAGTTCTTGGTCGCGGATCGCAGCACGATGTTTGAGTTGTTCATCAGCATCTGCATGCCGCCAAAAGTCTTGGATCCGGCGCCCTGGCTCAGGCCCTCGCCCTGCAGAAGGATCGGCAAGTTCGTCTCTGTGTCGGCCAGCTTCTGCGCAGACTCAAAGATAGCGAACAGATCCCGCTGGTTGTTGTTGATCTGATACACCTGGAATGCGCTGCCTACTGGCTCGTCTCCGGTATCCCACCAGATCTTGTTGGGCCTAAGCGTCCAGTCGCCGTCCTGGGGCTCAACACCACGCTTTTTCATCACGATCTGCGGTCCAGCAGATACACCGGCGTTGTCCATGATCATGCGCCATGAAGCGTTGACAACCTTTTGAGGCTGGCGCATCAGATACGGGATGCCGAAACCAAATATGCTGCTGTCGTCCGATTCCCAGTTGAAAACGCTGTACGGAAGATCTCCGGTTTCTAGCGGGTTTAGCGCGGCTTTGATAACGTAACCGCCGACCATGAGCACACAGCCGGTGTATTCCACCAGCGGATCTTCGTCTATGTCTTCGCAGCCACAGGCCTTTAGTTCTTCCTTGTCCAGCGGGCCCCAGTATTCCCACAACTCGTACTTCTTATCTTTGGTCACGGTGTCCACGCCGGTGATAGCGCGCAGCTCTGAGCGACGGTCCTCGGCAATTTGCCTGCCTTCGTTGTTTTCCAGGGACTCGCGCAGCTGGTTCAGCATGACGCCAGGTAGATCGGCCAGATCTCGCATCTGCTTGCGGTTAAGCAGCTTGCGCTCAAACCAAAATTCAGCCTCGGCGGCGTTGGCCGCTGACATATCCGGGAAGATATCCCAGGGATCCACACGCTCAAGACCAGCGCGCAGCTCCTGCTTCACTTCCATGGTGCTCTGGCCCGTCTGAGGATCAGTGATCCACGCTCGTCGGGTGCGGTTTACAACGGTCGGGCCCTTGAGCACACCGGTGCCCAGCTTGCAGGCGTCTTCTATTACGTCCCGGGTATGCGCGTTATAGCCTGCTTCAGCAAAATCATCCTCGATCTGCTGCTGCATGGCCCGGGCAGCGTCGTCGGCCTGCTCTTTTGCCTGGTCCTGGGGATCTTTCGGCGCGGGCTGGTCAGGGTCAGGCGCCATGCTCTGCCCCATGCCTTGCATCATGCCCTGCCCCATATCTGGCGCTTGGCCTTGCATCATGCCCTGCTGAATGTCGGCCTGCATCGGGTCGCCATCGGTGGCGCTCATAGCCGGGATCGGCGTCGACGTAACGCCAAAATTCGTATCATCGTTGGGCAGCAGCATATCGCTCATGCGAGCAATTCCGGCCCGGGTCTTGTTCCTGGTGATGTTGACGAATACTTGAGATGAACTCTTAGCGACCATCCTGCTAATTTCATCCACGTTGTACTCGCCTTGGTACTGTCGCAAGTCAGCCAGCCAGCGGGTTTCGATCTGCGCTCTAGCTGACACCTGCTCCTGGGCCAGGCGATCCAGCTTAGTGCCCAAGGCGTTCAAGTCTTCCTCGCGTCGACTCTGAGCTGACTCCATTTCCTCAGGCGTCATTTCCTCGGCCTCGTCGGGCATCTGCTGGTCTCTCATATCAATATCCTGCCGTCAGGTCGCCGGGTTGGTTGCTGGCTGCAGCTCGCTGCATGGGCTTCGTGCTGGCCAGCTCAAGGCGCATAACCGCGTATCTCAGTGCGTCCATAAGATGGTCGTTTTCTTTCACAATCCGGCCCTTCTCGTCCCGCCGGTATAAGCGGATCTCGCCAAGTGTGTTTTGCAGGGTGTTGAATATCTTCAGACGGCCCGTTGATAGGCGGTCCAAAACTTCCATAAGCCCCGCTTCAACGGCCTTATTGGCCTTGTTCAGGATCAGCCGTTCTTCTAAGTACAGCTTCCAGAGCGTTTTGCCATCGACCTGGGAGCGGCCCCGGGCAGCTGTGTCGATAACTCCGGGAATCCATTCGCCCCGTAGACGGATACCTTTGGCATGAATCGGCGCTTCAGCCTGTCCTCGGTAGTGCTCGGAGTAGGCATAGGCAATGTCCGTATCTCGATCCACGGCCAGCCAGATCGCGGCGGTCTTTTTCCAGCCAACGTCCAGCCCATAGATCCGGTGGTACCAGCCTGGAATCTGGAAAGGCTCACAAAGAAAATCATCTTCCGGGATCGGATAGATCGCGCCAGCGCCCAGGCTCGGCTTGCCATACCGGCGGGCATCGAGCTGGTGAGGGCTTAGCGACTTCGACATATCATCTATATCCTGCTGAGAAATGTGCGGGACGTTTGCCCAGCCCGCCTGCACGACGTATCGGCTCATATAACAACGGTAAGCGTTGCCGGGCCTACGGTCATTAGCTGGCCTGGCCGTGCCTTCGGATAAAGCTGCCGGGCAATCTTCTTGCTGATGGTCCCTCTTAGGATCCCTTTCTCGGTCAGCTGCCTCACCAGGTTGTCGCGCACCACTGGGTTGCAGGTTTTCGTCGAGGCGTTGATCTGCGTAATAGTTCTGCTCACATTGGTACCTGCTCGCTCCTGACTTTTAAGAAATCGACGACCAAAGGCGTCAGTCCTGACAGGGGTGTAAAGGTCATCGCGACCAGGCCCCGGGTTGTCATGGTTCGTATCAGGGCTTCGTCATAAACGGCCTTCGGCACTTCTTCATCAAGCCAGACGTAATCCTGTTCGGTGCCCTGGAAGATCTTTCGGCCTTGCTCGTAGCTGCGAAGCATCAGATGACTGGTGCCGCCGCTGCAGTGTTTTACCGTGATCTCCTCGTAAAGATTGGCTACGCCTCGCGCCGGTATGGGCTTGCCGAGAAGATCGCCAGGCAAAAGTCCGGTACCAAACTCCGGTGTTCCCCACAGCCCACCAAGCAGCTTGTTCTGGATAATGTCGCGGGTGGTGGTGCTGGTGTCGCCTGCCGCAAGGCACTGAACCGGACGATAGAATCGGTGCCCCTCCCACCAGGGCGGATACTCGCCCGTCATGTGGTAGGTCAGTTCGGTGCCTCCGGCTACGGTCTTACCCACGCGGTTTGCGGCCATAAACAAGCGCTCGCGGTGCAGGGATCCCGCACGGAAAAACTCCATGTGCTTCGGGTAGAGCTCGCGCCGGTAGGGCCCAGTCTCCGGAAACAGCTGCTTGATCAGGTTGTAGCGCTTTCGCCTGGCCTGCTCTTTTAACCTCCGGTGTAGCTCCAGCTTCGCTGCTGCGTTATCACTGCCCATTCCCTACCTGCTTCTGCAGCTCGCGGATCTCGGCGTCCAGCTGCTCGTCAGACAGGTTCTTAGGACTCATGGAACCGTCCTCACTGGAGTGATCCACTTTGTCCGTAAACAGCTTCAGGTGCTTGCCCAGCAGTTCGTAGCCTTTGAACACGTTCGTCGCGTCGTACTTGTAAGCGGGGACCAGCTGGCCGTCTTCCGTCTCAACGTAAACCGGTGCGCCCTCTCGATCTGTCACGGCCTCGGCTTGCTCGCAGCGCTTAATGTTTTTCGCGATACCGTGCAGCACAAAGTCAGCATCGATCTGTGTGCGCTGGGCGCGGTCGTTCATCCGCTCCTGGATCGTTTGCTGGACCTGAACATTCCTTAACAGGCGGACAGCTGCGGATTCAGCCGCGTTGCCCTTGGCTTTGTATCCAGCGCGGATATAGGCCTGTGTGGCGTTCAGATCTTTAAGGTACTCGTCGACGAATCGGCTTTGCTGTGCGGTTAGTGGCTTGCTCATGCAGATACGCGGCCCAATGGCGGCGCCTCCTTGAATAGGTGCCGGGCGTCATCACGACGTGCCAGCGAGGGTTGGCGGCGTCTCACGACGTGGCCAAAAAGGGTTATTGCTTCTGAAGGATCCGGACAGCATCTACCAGGCCATGCTGGCGTACACGACACTCCTTGTACCGGGTGCCCCACACAGCCATGACAGGGACGATATCCCCGCCGGTACCGTCAGTCAGGATCGGCAGAGTCTTGGGAACCTTGGTCAGCAGGTTCTCGGGGATCGTTACCTGCGGCGATGTTATTGAGCATCCGGAAAGAGTCACTGTCAGGAGGGATGCACACACTGCGAAACACAGGCGTCTGGATCTCACGAACGATTCCCCTGTCAATAATGGTTTCGGTGGGTTTGATCTTGCTGATCTGGCTTTCCA